CTGGTATTCCATTAACCATATACTGGTCATGGAGGATTGTTGCCTAGTCGTATAGACTTTGTCTATTACAACGAATCTGTTACTAACACCTTTAAAAGATTTAAACTTCTTATAAAAGGGTTCTTCAGGAAGGCCTTTAAGATCATGGTTTAGTAGTTGGAAAAACCACCTACCATATCTATGAGCATTCGATGACGTACGTTTCGTAACAAACTTCAATAATCTCGTGAAGGTATAGAAACCTTCTCTTGAAATCAAAGGAGGCTTATCACTATGTAGCCAAGAATCAAATACTTCGTCAGAATATGGTCCCCAATATTGAAGATCTTGAGGTATCCAACGTAGTATTGTTTCCGCTGTGTGGCTGTTCTTCATGCCAAAGCGGAGCTCAAGCATCCTCTTTAAACTATTATGATGAACATAAAGTTCCATAACAGTCGTTGGAGGATTTTCAAGAAGTACGGGACGAATAGGAATCCCCTTGAACCAATCTGCGCCACAACTCTCACGAACTGATCCCTTAAAAAAGGATTTTTCATGATTGATTGCATAGCCAGCCAACTCGAGGGCGCGCTTTAAGTCTGGATAGAATTCATTTTTTACAATGAGGTCGTCTCCAAAGACTGCAGCGTTACTCCCAAAGTTAACCTTATCTCCATTTATTTTATATACAGCATAAATAATAGCTGCAAATAGAGATGATTCAAGTGCAAAAGTGTAACCATTTCCCATTGAGCTGATTTTCTCGTAAGAGATCTCAGTATTGCCTAGATGACCCTTAGGGCTCCTAAGCACAATAAGAAAATTATACCATTCTGGAGGCAAGAGGGCTTCGCAGATCTTCAGGGTAGAAGTATCTGATGCACCACGTAAGTCTATGGTACAGAAGCTACCTAAAATAGAACCAACTCTCGCCAAGTGCCTGTTAATGCTCTGGTCTGAAAGATCAACACCCCACCGTTTAAGGCGGGATTTTATGACCTTATCAACACCAAGTTGAAGCATTACGTTTAAAGCAGGCTCAATCGCAATAGTACGCGAAATTTCCGCGTTCTTAGGAACGCAACAGATCCGATTATGATCTACTATCTGTATAGTTTGATCCC